AATTTCAATTTCAGAATATAGGCACGTTGGTATAAATAGTGCATCACCTATTTCACCATTACATTTAAAATATAGTGGTGGTTCTTATGGAAGTGCTGCAACATCTGGTTTTATAAATCAAGCCGATACTGGTCGCTCTACAACAAGATTAAGAACTATTGGAGATGATGCATCAGAATTGTTTTTTGATGTAAATGGAGCTATTAGATGGGATATATCAACTCGACCATCATCTCAAGGTTATGATTTAAATTTTTATCCTCAAGCAGCAACGCCTAGTTATGCTGGTGTGTCTAATCACATATTAGCTTTAAAACAAAATGGTAATGTTTATTTTAGATACAGAGCTGGATTTAATAGTGAAAGCCCTGATGCTTATGTTCATATTAATTTGGGAGCTGGTGGTTCAAATGGTACAGATGGAATTAGAGTTAATGGATTAAGCGATTATCCATCTCTAGGTTTAGGAATAAGTGGGAATTATCATGGAATGATTAGAACCTATGGTAATGATTTAGAAATGTATGCTGGTCATTGGCGAACTATTGGTAATGTATCATCTGAAAATCATTCAATTAGATTTTATACATCAAAAAGTGGATCAAGTAATTGGTCAACTGCTAAAATGACTCTAGATCATTATGGTATGCTAGAAGTCAATGGTGCTACTATTTTGACTGGTGGATGGGGTGAAACTATAAGAGTAAAAGAAACATACCCTGGATATACTTTTAATAGTAATAATTCAAAATGGGCAGGGATTTTTTATGATTATTCTTGGGGAATGAGAATTAGAGTTGCTGCAACAACATCAGATGTTACTAATAGTGGTATATGGGCACTAAATATTAGTAATGCGGGTGATATAAGAATTGGTGATAGCACTAACCCATCATATAAGCTTGATGTTGCTGGTTCAATCAGGGCAACCAGTGATGTAATTGCATTTTCAGATAAAAGAGTAAAAGAAAATATTGTTACTATTAACAGTGCTTTAGAAAAGGTTACACAATTAAGAGGTGTTACATACACTAGAAAAGATACAGATGATAAATCAACTAAAGTTGGTGTTATTGCTCAGGAAGTTTTAGAAGTGTTGCCAGAAGTTGTTGAAAAAGATGATGAGGGAATGTACTCAGTTGCTTATGGTAATATGGCTGGGGTATTTATAGAAGCTATAAAAGAATTAAAAGCTGAGGTTGATAGTTTGAAAGAACAATTAAAAAATAAATAATGGCAGTACCAAGTAGTGGGCAATTGAACATGCTTAAATTAGCTAGGGAAAAGGTTTACGATGACTATAATTCTAGCTCTGGCATAACTTCTCCTATATCTATGTATGACTTAGTAAATGGCGGGAACACAAATGGATCAGGTGTTTCATATGATGTTACAAATACAAATAGTCTAGCATACCCTGACACGGTAGTGCCTCACGCTTTTTCAGAATGGTATTCTTATGATCATGATGCAGCAACACTATATCAAGCAAGTTGGTCGCCTAGTGGAACGGTAAATGATCAAAGTTCTAATGGTACAGATGTTATAGGACACGCAAGCTTATCAGCGGCATGTTCTAGCACTGGAACTATTACAAATTGTATCGCTATGAATTGGAATGGAACATTAGGTAATGGAACTGTGTTGTATTTTAATTACAATGGATGTGGCCAGAGCACAGTAATGGACGCTAACAATAGATGGATTAAAATAGGAAGTTATGGAGGAGGTTTAATTGGGTGTGGAACAGATGTTACTAGCACTTATACAGATTATGTAATGCAGGTTAGTGACTCTGGTGTTGTTTCAAATTTTCAGCAATGTGTTTCCTTAACATCTTACACTTCATCTAGTATGGGTGTGTTTAATGCGACCTGTCCTATTAATGGAAGCGTAAACACTTTAAATCAAACATATTATCATGACGGATCTGGAACCTACCCTACTGCAGGGGATACTTGTTACAGCGATAGTGCAGGAAACAATCCTTTAGCAGCAGGTTATTATGTATTAGGGAACTCTACATCAGGAGCTGGTAATAGAAATTATATATTTATAAACAATAACACAGGAACAGTTGCAACAGGCTATCCACAATCTTGTTAAATGAAAATAATATTTTGCATTCCTGGAAGAAATTTCAGCAACAACTTTTTAACCTCATGGACAAAACTTATTAAGTATTGCAATGATAACAATATAGACTACGAGTTAAGTAACGGAAACACATCAATAGTGCATTTATCTAGGTACATTTGTTTGGGAATAAATCCTGAAACTGAATGTAACCCATGCAAGAATCCTTTTGGTGGACAATATGAATATGATTATATAATGTTTATAGATTCAGATATGGTGTTTGAACCTTGGCATTTAGAAAAATTATTAGAAGCAGATAAGCAGATAATAACAGGCGTTGCTAGAATTGAAAAATCAAACTACTTAGCGTGCCATGATATGGACCATAATAAATTAACAATAAAAGATATTAGAGATGAAATAATCCCTGTTTCTTTTTCAGGCATGGCATTTATGTTAATCAAAAAAGGAGTCTTTGAATCAATGCAGTTCCCATACTTTACAACTGATAATCCAAACATAATATCAGAAACACTCAGCTTTTGTATGAACTTAAAAAAAACAGATATACAACTCTATGCACACATGGGAGTTGTTATAGGACACGAAAAGCCTATGATAATATAAATAATTATTAGTATATTTGTAAAAAATATTAGTTATGGCATTACAAGGCAGTTATACATTTAAAGGGATAGTTTTATCAGAAGCTTATGTTATGGTTTCAGAAGTTCAAACAACGAAATCTATAAATTCAACACAAAACTTAGTTTCATCAGCTACTTATAACTCTGACGGAACTATAGATCAAGAACCTGTATACGAAACTATTTATAATTCTACAATAAATTGTAGTGGTATAGTAAAAATATACAAGGATGCCGCTGCTAAAACAGCAAACCCACATGATTTTATTGTATATGAAAGTTTTAACTTTACTGGAGATGTTAGCAGTGATGCCGATAATGCTGTAATACAAGCTTATACACATCTAAAAACTTTAGATAAATACGACGGGTATACAGATGTATAAATAAATAATAATAAATTAAATTAAATAAAATGGCAGAAAACAAAATCTCTGAAGAACACTTAGAGGAATTACAATCAGGTGTTTCAAAAATTAATCAAGTAGCGTTACAAATAGGTAACTTAGAACTACAAAAGCACGGACTTTTACACCAAGGGTTAGAACTACAAGGTGACCTTAGTAAATTCCAAGCTAAACTAGAAGAAAAATATGGCAAGGTATCTGTAAATATTCAAGACGGAACTTACGAGCCTATAGAAGAAGAAAAAAATGACTAAGATTAAAGATTATTCACTAGATACAACAGTATCAAAAGAAGACAAGTTAATAGGAACTGATAGTTCAGACAATTCTACAAAGACTTTTTCTGTAACATCATTAAGTTCTTTTGTTAACAAAGATTCTTTAGGTATACACGCTGTTTCTGGAACTTCTATAAGCATTCCTGTGAACACTTCTAGGGTTATTGTTTTAACAGAAGCATCTGGTGATATAACTTTAAACTTACATACGGCTGTTGATAATAGTGGTATAGTGTATCACATACTTATACCTAACGATAATAACGTTACAATAGATCCTAACTCTACAGAGAAAATAGACGGAGCTTCAACTAAGCTTATATCTTCTGGAGGGAATGGTTACTATACTATTATAGCTTACAACGGTGCTTGGTACACTTTAAACTCGTAATGGAAATCAGGAAAATATCGATAGGTGCAGACTATAAGTCTGATGCTATGCACTACATACACGGACAAAAAGTTCTAAATGGAGAGTACAGTATTCATTTGATTCAGTATAAAGACGATTCTGGAGACTATAAGATATGGGTAGAAAGAAACGGAGAGATCCTTCTTTGGAAAAAGTTTAACCAAAACATGCCTGTTTCTGTAGAATATAACATAAATTTCTAAATGAGATCTCCTACTGACTTCATTGTTAAACCTAGCAAAGGGAGAAGGTATGATAACATAAAAAAGATAGGAGGTATTGACTTTATAACAAGTGCCTCTCAAGAAGATCATACAGTTTCTAATAGATATGCTGAGGTAATTGCAACGCCTATAAGATACAAGGGTGAGATAATACCTGGAGATACTTTAGTGGTTCATCACAATGTATTTAAGTATTTCTATGATATGAAAGGTCGTCAGAAAAGCGGTAAAAGTTTTTTTAAAGATGATCTTTTTTTGGTAGATGATTTTCAATATTTTCTTTACAAACACGATGATAAATGGAAGTCTGTAGATAAGTTTTGTTTTATAAAGCCTGTAGATAAAGAAGATTTTTATCTTGAAAGTCATGGAAAAGAACAGCCTCTTGTAGGTATCGTAAAATATACTAATAATTTATTATTATCTTATGGTATAAAAGAAGGCGACAAGGTGTCATTTAAGCCCGATGCTGAATACGAATTTAATATAGATGGTGAAAAGCTTTACAGAGTGTTTACTAACTGGATAACTATAAAACTATAATGGACTCTAAAAAAATTAAATTAGAAATTATAAGGGCAGCAGAAGCAGCTGTAAATGAACTTGTAAAAGTAGCTAAGGAGGACATTATAAAAAAGAATATGGACGATCTGTCACCTGAGTTAGCGGCCGATAGATTAAAGAATGCTGCTGCTACAAAGAAGCTGGCTATATTTGATGCTTTTGAAATATTGTCTAGAATAGAATCAGAAAAAGCTTTGCTTGAAGATTCAGAAGATCAAACTAAAAACATAAGTAGCTTTGCAGAAAGAAGGGCAAAATAAAAAACTATATAACATTGTTTATCCTATACCTGAGAGTATTGTAAAAAGAAAAAATAAAGCAAAATCTTTTCAGTACGGATATAACGAGAAGTATGATATTGTTGTTATATCTAGAAACGGCACGATTGGTGAGGTGTGGAATATAAACGGTGTTAATGTAGCGCTACCTTCTGTTCCAAAAACAATTTATAAAAGAAGTAAAAACAAATCAGAACAATACTGGGAACCTTTTGAATATTCTAAAAATCTACAAAAAATAAAAAGTATTTTTCAATGGAATCAATCGCCTAAAGATTTTAAATCAAGATGGGTTGACTATATTGAATCAGAGTTTGATAGAAGAGAAGAAGGGTTTTGGTTTTACAATAACGGTAAGCCAATCTACTTAACAGGTACACATTATATGTATTTACAGTGGACCAAAATAGACGTTGGACACCCTGAATTTAGAGAAGCTAACAGAATATTTTTTATATTTTGGGAGGCTTGTAAGGCTGATATAAGAAGTTTTGGAATGGTATATTTAAAGATAAGACGTTCAGGATTTTCGTTTATGTCATCTTCAGAATGTGTAAATACAGCAACACTTGCTAAAGACGCAAGGGTAGGTATACTGTCTAAAACAGGATCTGATGCTAAAAAAATGTTTACAGATAAGGTTGTGCCAATATCTAGCAACTACCCTTTCTTTTTTAAACCTGTGCAAGATGGTATGGATAAACCAAAGACAGAACTAGCGTATAGGGTACCGGCTTCTAAGATTACTAAAAAAAATATGTACAATATAGATGAGGGTGGTATGACAGGATTAGATACCACTATTGACTGGAAAAATACAGACGAAAACTCGTACGATGGTGAAAAACTTTTATTATTAGTTCATGATGAGAGTGGTAAGTGGATTAAGCCTAACAACATATTAAACAACTGGCGTGTAACTAAAACTTGTTTACGTTTAGGTAGTAGGGTTATAGGTAAATGTCTTATGGGTTCTACTTCAAACGCTTTAGATAAAGGAGGTGAAAATTTTAAGAGATTATACTACGACTCTGATCCTAGTCAAAGAAATGCAAACGGCCAAACTAAGAGCGGTATGTATAACCTTTTTATTCCTATGGAATGGAACCTAGAAGGTTTTATTGATAAGTATGGAATGCCTGTTTTAGATGCTCCTAAAAAATCTACAGTAACACCTCTTGGAGATATAATAAAACAAAGTGCTATAGAGTATTGGGAGAACGAGGTCAAGTCTCTAAAGAATGATGCTGATGCACTTAATGAGTTTTATAGACAGTTTCCAAGAACTGAGTCACACGCATTTAGAGATGAGAGTAAGTCTTCTATATTTAACCTAACTAAGATATATCAACAAATAGATTATAACGATAACTTAATTAGAGACAAGGTTTTGGTAAGAGGATCTTTTCATTGGAAAAACGGAGAACAAGATACGGAGGTTATTTGGACACCAGATCAAAGAGGTAGATTCTTAATTTCTTGGATCCCAGGGCAAAACCTACAAAACAGAAAAGAAGTAAGATCAGGAGTAAAACATCCGGGTAACGCACACATAGGGTCGTTTGGTTGTGACTCGTATGATATATCAGGAACTGTAGGAGGAGGAGGTTCTAACGGAGCTCTACATGGACTAACTAAGTTTCATATGGACGATGCACCTGCTAACGAATTTTTTTTAGAGTATGTAGCAAGACCACAAACGGCTGAAATGTTTTTTGAAGATGTACTTATGGCCTGTGTGTTTTATGGTATGCCTGTACTTGTAGAAAATAACAAGCCTAGATTACTGTATCATTTTAAGAACAGGGGATATAGAAGGTATTCATTAAATAGACCAGATAAAATAAAAAGGAACTTATCTAAAACAGAAAAGGAACTAGGAGGTATACCAAACACTTCTGAAGCAGTAAAACAAGCTCACGCTTCTGCTATAGAAACGTATATTGAAAAGTATGTAGGACTAGATATGGAGGGTGTGTATAGATCTCCAGACGAGATGGGTTCGATGTATTTTACTAGGACTCTACAAGACTGGGCTAGGTTTGATATAAACAATAGAACAAAGTTTGATGCATCGATTAGTTCAGGTTTAGCTATAATGGCAAATCAAAAGTTTAATTATCAAGAGTCTAAAAAAGAATCAAAAATAAGCATTAACTTTGCAAGATATAATAATAAGGGAAGATTTAGTCAAATAATCACATGAAAGACGTAAAGGTAAGTATTAATCCCTCTTCTTTTCCAAGTCA